AAACAATTTCAAGATATTAGCGAAGATATTGATATTTAAACAAGGAGTAACTATGGCTGACGAGCAAAAAACGGATACGGTTCAAGAAACTGCACCAGTAGAAGCGGTTGAAGAAACTAAAGTTGAAACTAAAGCTGAAGAAACTTTATATAATGAACAACAATTACAAGACGCAATCAAAGCTAGATTAGCAAGAGAACGCTCTAAGATATATAAAGAACTTGGAACAGATAATCTTGATGTAGCTAAAACAGCTTTAAAAGAAAAAGAAGAGCAAGAGGTAGAACGAAAAAAACAGCGTGGAGAATTTGAAGATTTATTAAAACAACAAGCTGATAAATTTAATGAAGAAAAAACAGCATTACAAAAACAACTAGAGCAAACAAAAGTAAATGACGCTTTAGTAAATTCAGCAGTTAAGAATAAAGCAATTAATCCAGAGCAAGTAACAAACCTTCTCAAAGGTAAAGTTAAACTAAATGAAGATGGGCGTGTAGAAATACTTGCAGAAAATAATCAACCAAGATATAATTCTAAAGGCGAATTATTGAGTGTAGATGATTATGTTCAAGAGTTCATTACGCAGAACCCTCACTTTCAAGCGGCAACTCCTTCTGGGAGTGGAAGTGTGGCTAATGTGGGTAAGGTAAACGCAAAACCTTTTAATATTGCGGATTTAGATATGACAAACCCAGACGATAGAAAGCGTTATGCTGAATATAAAAAGGAAAGAGATGGAAAGCCATCTGTCATTAACTTAACTTAATATTAAAAGGAGTTAGCTATGGCTAATGAATCAACAAGTTCCACGCTATCGGAACTATATACTGAGATAGTAGCGGAAGCACAATTTGTCATTCAAGAGAAATCTATAATGAGAAATTTGGTTAAAAATTATACAATCGCTGGTGGCGGTAAATCTGTAGAAGTACCGATTTATGCGGCTGTTGCGGCTGGAGCAGTAAATGAAGCGACTGATCTGTCAAATACTGCAATCAATCCTAGTTCTGTAACAATTACAGCTTCTGAGGTTGGTGTAATGACTACATTAACTGATCTAGCAAGAAATTCAGCACCAAGAAATGTTGCGGCTGATATTGGTAGATTATTCGGTGAAGCAATCGCTAAAAAAATGGATCAAGACTTACTTGCTCTATTTGATGGTTTTTCAACTGCTGTTGGAACTGATAGTGCGGCTTTATCTGCGGCAACTGTTTTCAATGCGGCGTCAACTTTAAGAGCGGCTGGACTGCCAGTTGATGAAACTTATCTTGTGTTACACCCTAAAGTAGCATTTGATCTTAAATCTGGATTAACAAATACTTTTGCTGGTCTATCAACTGATCTATCAAATGAAGCATTGAGAAATGGTTTCATTGGTCAGATTGCTGGTGTCAAAATATTTGAAACAGGTAATATGTCAAATACTGGAACTGCTGGAGATTACAAAGGCGGAATGTTCCACAAAGACGCTTTAGGTCTAGCAATGATGCAAGACATTAAGATTGAAACTCAAAGAGATGCTTCTCTAAGAGCAGATGAAATTGTAGCTACAGCAGTTTATGGTGTAGGTGAATTACATGACTCTTACGGAGTAGAAGTAATCGCAGACTCTTCAATCCTATAAATTAATTAATACAAGGGGGTTTAATAACCCCCTTTATTCACAGGAGTTTATGATGATAAAGTTAGTTAAAGGTTCAAAGATAATAGAACGATCAGAAGCAGATTGGGAAAAAAATCAAAAGATGTGGGAGTACAGAGGTTTTAAATTGTATAGTGAAGAAAAAAAGAGTACACCAAAGAAAAAGAAAAGAGTTAAAGATGTGTAATTGTAATGGTCAATGTTTAGGTAGATAATGGCAACTTCAGTTTTTGGCGTAACATTAAGTAATTTGCAAGAATACCAGCCAGATATAGCGGCTTATGGTATTGCTTCATGGGATACTCAACTACAACACGCTGAAGATGATGTTTTAAGACAAATTAGAGAAGAATGGTGGGAAAGATACCGCCACACAGTAAGATATAAAGATATAACTAAAGTTACATCAATAGAAATGACTAATTCTAAACTAACAGCCGCACAATGGAAAAGAGCAACTTCTTATAAAGCATTTGCAGATTATATATTTCCCCAGCTTACTAAATGGAAAGACCCAGATACAGGTGAAGGAAAAGATACTTTTCAAGTTCAAATAGATTATTACAGATCAAGATATGCAGAGGAATTTCAAGCTGTTCTTAGAGATGGTGTAGAATATGATGAAGATGGAGGAGGAACAGTATCAGCTTCAGAAAAAGAAGCTATACATACATTACGCCTTACTAGGTAATGGTAGCAGATATTAAAGTTAAAGCTAATACAATAGAAGTAACTAATTACATTAAATCCTTACAAAGAAAAATACCAAGCAATATTCAAAAAGGTTTATCCCAAGCGTCAGCTTTTGGTATTCAACAAATAACTGATAAAACACAAAAAGGTCAAACGCCAGATGGTGGTGGTTTTAGATCATATTCAAAATCAGCTAGAAAAGACAGAGCCAAAAGAGGAAGGCAAATATCATTCGTAGATTTAACTGATAGTGGTAGAATGTTTAGATCATTAACTTTTAAAGCAACAAGAAATAAAGCTAGTTTATTTTTTAGAAGGCAAGAAGAAAATAAAAAGGCTTTCTTCCATGATACAGGACATGGTAAAATGCCACAAAGAGCATTTTTTGCTATTGGACGAAGAGATGAAGATAAGATAAGAGAGATATTTAACAAGGCTATTAGATTATGAGTAAACGAGAAAGTATTGCTGGAGATATAATTACAAAATTAGACGCTGTTTCTAGCCCTATTGAATTAAAGCTAATTAAAAGAGAGCCTTTTGAACCAGAAGAGTTAAGTAATGCTCAATTCCCAGCCGCTTATGTGCAAACAGGAGATGAAACAAGAGAAATGCTTTCATTAGGAGATGTAGGTACAGGAAAACGACAAGGAACTATAGATTTCCTAATAGTAGGCTTTGTTAAAGGCACAACAGCAAACATAGATACCCTACGCAATCAACTCATAGAAGTTATTGAAGAAACATTAGATGCTGACATTACAAGAAATGGTAATGCTTTAAATACCCAAGTAATAGAAGCAAATACTGATGAGGGTGTACTTTTTCCTTATGGTGGTATAAGAATTGTTGTAAGAGTATTGTATGAATTTGTAAGGGGGACTGCGTAATGGCTAAAAGAATAAAAATATATTTTCCAGATGGTAAAGACCAGATAGAGATACCAGACGATAAGCTAGATAAATATCTTGCAAATGGTTTTAAAATTGATAAAAAAGTTTCTAGATCAACTGCAAAAAAAGTTGAAGTTGATGTTAAAACTGAAGAAACAAACGAGGAGTAGATTATGGCAACTCATGTTGGAACAAGTGGAGTAGTAAAAGTTGGCTCAGCAACAGTTGCTGAAGTAACAGGTTTTACTCTTAACGAAACAAACGACACAGTAGAAGATACGTCTTTAACTGATTCAAAAAAATCTTATGTTGCATTGCGTGGTGACGCTACAGCAACTATTGAATGTCATTGGGACGAAACTGATACTAATGGTCAAGAAGCATTAGATATTGGTTCAAGTGCAACTATTGAATTATATCCAGAAGGTGCAGATAGTGGTGATAAATACTACAATGGTACTGGAATTGTGACAGGTGCTGATGTGGCTGTAACAATGGACGGAATAATTTCAAGAACACTTAATATTCAATTTAGTGGTGGAGTAACGCACAGCACAGTATAAGGATTAAATGCCAGAAAAAGTTGATTTTTTTCAAGGTGTCAGAGATCACTTTGAAAGTTTAGAAGTTAAAATTATAGAAGTACCAGAATGGGGTTTAGAGGGCGAAAGAGCAATATATGTTCGCCCTTTTACAATGAATGAGAAGGCACGAATATTTAAGGGTGCTAACGACTCAGACTTAAACGTATTAGTAGATGTTATAATTCAAAAATCAGAAACAAAGGACGGAGAGAAAATGTTTGATCTCTCTCACAAGCCTAAGTTTAAAATGAAAGCTGATACTGATGTTATTTCTAGAGTTGCTTCAGAGATACTTGCACAAGATAGTATTCAAGACCTTAAAAAAAAGTAAACTCAGACCCAGAACTATATTCTATCATAGCATTAGCTGAACGATTGCATATGTCTATTAGAGATGTATTGCAAATGCCAGTTCAAGAGTTTAATATGTGGCTGGCTTATTTTGAAATACAACATGATAGAGCCGAACAACAACAACGAATGAACCGCTAATGGCTACAAAAAAAGTAAATATAGATATAATAGCTAGAGATAAATCTCAACAAGCCTTAAATAAAGTTCGTGGTAATTTAGATGGAGTAAAAAAAGCTGTATTTAATGTTAGAAACGCATTAGCTGGTTTAGGTGCTGGTTTAGCAGTTCGTAGTCTTGTCAAAACAGGAATGGAAATAGAAAGTTTACAAGTTAGGCTTAAATTTTTATTTGGTAGTGCAGAAGAAGGAGCAAAAGCCTTTGATAATATGGCAAAATTTGCTTCTAAAGTTCCTTTTAGTTTACAGCAAATACAACAAGGGGCTGGAGTATTATCTGTTGTTTCAAAAGATGCTGATGAATTATCTAATATTATGGAAATTACAGGTAATGTAGCGGCTGTTACAGGACTAGATTTTAGAACTGCTTCTGAACAAATACAACGCTCATTATCTGCTGGTATAGCAAGTGCTGATTTATTTAGAGAAAAAGGTGTTAGAGATTTATTAGGATTTAAAGCTGGTGCTACAGTTACAGCAGAAGAAACAGCAGAAGCATTTAAAAGAGTATTTGGTAAAGGCGGAAAATTTGGAGATGCAACAGGAGAATTAGCTAAAACATTTGAAGGTACTCTTTCAATGATTGGTGATAAATTTTTTACATTTAAAAAAACAATTCTTGAAGCTGGATTTTTTTCAGAATTGAAAAAACAATTTGGAGATTTAGATAAATTTCTTTCAGAAAATACAGAAACGATTGAAGAATTTGCAATTACAATAGGAAAAGGTTTAGCCCAAGCTGTTACCACAGGTGCTGAAGCAATTATTTTTTTAAAAGATAATTTTGATTTACTTTTAGATGTTATGCAATTTTTTATAGGAATAAAAGTTGCAAAAATGTTTTTAGGAATGTCAGCCGCAATAGCTACAGCCAATTCATCAATGTTACTATTCAATGCAACAATAAAAAGAAATTTATTTATTGCTGGAGCGGCAATAGTAGTTTCACAATTTGATAAAATACAATCAGCATTAGGAAAATTACCAAAAGATTTTGATAATGTTTCTGAAGCAATAGAAAATAATACAGTTTTAATTAAACATTATGAAAATGAACTTAATACAGCAAAAGGTGTACTTAAAAGTTTTGAGGGACAAGTAGGAGTATCAAAAGAAATACTAGATGAACATACAGCGACAATGAATGACGCTATTGTTAAATTAAAATCATTAAGAGAACAAAATGTAGCATTAAAAAATAGTCAAAATGAACATATGAAAGTTCAAAATGAAGTTATTATAAAAAATAATGAAAATACAGATGCTGTTCAAGAACAAACTGAAAAAGTAAAAATTTTAAAAGAAAATATCGGTTTATTAGATGGAGATTATAGAGATTTACATGGAACTTTATCAGCAACAAAAGAAGCTAATAAAAATTTAATTGAAATTTTTGAAAATCAAGAACACCCAATGAAAGCAATTACAGATCAATTAAAAAAAGAAGAAGAGCAACTTCAAAGAACTATGGAAGTTTACAAAGAATTTGCAATGCAAAGAAGAAGATTATCATTACAAACATTTAGAGATGAAAGAGAACAAGCAAAAAATAATCAACAAAAAATGTTTGATGATGCTTTAGCAAATGAATCTAAAATGGTTGAGTTAAAAGAAAATACAAAAAAACTAACTATGGAAAAAGGTAGAGAATTAATTGCAGAATTAGCAAAAAATAATCGTGAAATGTTTATGATAAATAAAGCATTAGCAGTTAAAGATGCAATTATGGCTACTGCACAAGGTATAA